GGGCTAACCACAACCCAGTTACCAGCACCACGGCGTGTACGTGCAGCGATCAAGTTTGCACCACGGTTGATCAGCACTGCAAGAGCAGCATGCTCATCACCAACATAGGTAGCAGTACCGGAAACAGCACCCTGATCGTAGGTCAGTGTTGTACCAGCCAATGTGCGCAGGCTAACCAGAATTTCCTGGTCGATTTCTGCGGTTATTTCCTGAGCCAACGCAGCCATGATTTCTGCTTCAATGTCAATGCCCTGCTGAGCCTGTGCATCCTGTGCAGCCTCAAAGGTCCAACGAGCTGACAACTTGCGTGTCTTGGCTTCAACTGTTTCCTTGAGAATCTGGATGTTCAAACGCTTACCAGCAGTTCCTTCCAGCACGCTGACTGGTGCAGCAGCGGGATAGGTGCTGTTGCCGTTGCCAGAATAGAAACGTGCAATATCAAATGGGCTGAGTGCTTCGCTACCAGCAACCACTGGAGTTGGGGTACCAAATGTGTCAGCATAGCGTACGCGCAGTGTGTGAATCTGTCCAACTGGACCACTCATTGGCTGCACGCCAATGATTTCGTTGGCAATCACTGTGGGCATCACACGACGGATCACTGGGAGGATCACCTTGTTGAGAGTGGCCACGTTGCCAGCGCTGGTAGCACCTGGTGTTGCACTTTCAAACAGTATTCCACTTTTGGCCTGTAGGTCCTTGCGTGTGTTCTCAAGCACGACTTCCATGACCTTCTTGCGATTGCCGGTTAGACCTTCGCAGAGGGCGGTCTTGGTAGCCGTCCAATGTGTTTCGAAAAGGTTCTTACTCATTTTATAGCTCCTTAATGCTTTATACCGGCGAGGTGAAGTATCATGCCGAGATCGCTGTGTTCGTCTCGGGATTCTGCTTGCACTGCTTGGGCGAGTTTGTTGTTGTTTAGTCTGTCACCAGTTACAGCGACATTTTTTGGGGTTGCGTTCTCAGCAAGGTTGACCTTGCCATGAGAACTTGGTGTACCGTTGACCAGTGCTGGTAGATAGCGATTAAAGGCTTCCTTTAGATTCGCTGTTTTGATTTCTCTCAACATGTCTTCCATCACGGCTTTTTTATCGCGTGACAACGGAGAAAGTAGATCCTTTAGAGTCTCTTCTCGTAGTATGCGATCTTGAGCAGAACGTGCCCGTGCATTGGCTGATTCTACGAGCTTTGTCTGCTCGTTGATCTTGGACTGAGCCATAGCCAATTCTGCTTTCTGCTCCTGAAGCTGACGGTTCAGCTTCTTTACTTCGCTGCCTTCTGACAGATAACTGGCCATATATTCGGCAGCCACTGCTTCAAAGATCCGGCGTCCAAAGTTGTTCTGACGAGCAACCTTGATGTCGTCTCTCCACTGCACCAGTTCAGTTTTGATCACTTCGTTCAAGGTCTTGTCTACGGCCTTGGCAGCGCGATTGATAAACTTGTTCTGTGCTTCAGAGATCTTTTTCTTGCCTTCTTGAGCAAGTTTTACACGTTGCTCAATCAATGCCTTTTTATCAGCATGGAACTCTGCGATTTCTTCGCTGAGCTGCTTGAGAACGAATCCTTCCAACTTGTTGACGCGAGATGCCATCTCACGCTGGCTGCTTTCCTTGATGGTGCGCAGTTCTTCTGCCAGTTCACGACGCTGTGCGGTGAGGGTCTTGCGATCCTCAACGAATTCTGCAATTTCACTTTTCAGCTGCTTGGCCACAAATGAATTCAACATCTTTGCATGTTCGTTCATCTTGGTCTTGTAGTGCTGTTTGGCTTCTTGGATTGCCTTACTCGTTTTGGCACGCTGACGAATCAGTGCAGAACGATCTTCTGCAAACTCACTCAATTCAGCGCGAATAGCATCACTCAGCATCATGTCCATGGCTTCAACAAGCTGTGCTTTGTCGTTGTTATAGCGAACGGCATAGTCTTCCTGGAGTTTTTGCTCCGCTGCTTTGACCTTGTTGTTAAAGGCCTCTTGGAGTGCGGTCTTGACATCATTGCCAAGTACTTCATTTTCCAGGAGGTCTTTTATTTCCTTTTCCATAGGACACTACTCCTTAATAAAGTTTCAATTCATCGACCCAGCCCAGCAGGATCTTCTTCAGGTGCTGTTGTGCCACTGAATCATGTCGCATGCTTTCGGCCAGTTCATGAATCTTGTAGCCATGTTTGCGGTTCATGATTGCCTCATACATAGGTGTGGGATAAGCATTAGGCGCACTTGGCTTTGCCACTATATCAACTGTCAACATGTCAAAATCTGACACTCGACCGTTGTCATCAACATTGCCAGATCCGCGAGAGCTGACACCCAGCTTGATCCCGCAGTCCAGCAGCGTTTTTACGATGTTGCCGCAGGGTGTTGGCAAGATCTGCAACTTGCCATATCCATTGGGCCCATCCATCCACATATCGGTAATTTTGTGGCTTACGCGATCTAGGTGAATCTGTAGTTCTTGTGGGTGGTCGCATTCACCCAACACACCAGAATCTTTGGTAATGGATTCTTTGATATTTTCAACAGCCTTGCGTATTTCATGTATTGGATACACACGACCATTGTGGTTGCGAAGGTCACCTTGGATGAAGATGCCCTTCATGTAGACATTTTTGACACCGCCTTGGTTGACAGCGTCTTCCATGATGACCTCGGCTCTAGCTGAATCATAGTTCAAGTGCTCGATCAGTATGTTGTGTTTGGTCATTCCATTATTACCTTGATTGGCGCGCAGTTTTATTTAACGACTTCTTGCATTTACTGACGTTTAAGCGTCTAGAATTGCAAAAAATGCCAGGGAGGTGATTTCTCCCTGGCATAGCCGGCAGTTACTTGAGATTGTCGCCGCCTTTGCTGAGGGGGCTCATCTTGCCAACTGTATCAGCACCAAATTCCTTTGCAGTCTTGTTGAGCGCTGCATCGGGCTTGTTGCCCTGCTTGTCCATCTTTGACATGCCTTTTTCAAAAGTCTTGCGACGATTATCAGCACCCATATCTGGATCAGCTATCTTCATGGCATCCATGTTGCTCTTGGGAGCAGGCTCACGATCATATCCGCGATGATCTGGACCTGCACCAATTTCAACCGGTTTGGCTCCAAAACGTGTGGTCTGAGTTGGAGGTGTTGGACTGCGAGCCATGTTGCCGTCGCTCATGCCGCTGGATGCTGCACCAACGTCTTTGGCAGGAATGGTTTTTTCCATATCTTTGACTACAACTTCAAGATCAAGACTTTCAGCAATGTCATCGAACTCGTCGTCCATTTCCCAACTTTCGTCTGCTTCTTCTTCGTCGTCGCCGTGCTCTTGGGCTTCTAGTTTTTCAAACTCAGATTTGAGCTCGGCCAGTGCAGTTTGAAGATCGCCCATCTTGTTCATGATTCTCTCATGATCTTCATGGTCTTCGTCACCGTCGTCGTCATGGTCTTCGTCACTGTCTTCAATGTCCAGTTCCATGTCATCGCCTTCGAACATTTTCTTGCGGGACATGCTCATGAGTTCATCAGCATACTTGTCAGTGAGTCGATCAAGTTCTGCCATGCTCAGTGGTTGACCATCCTCAAACTCTGCGTAGGCAGCATAGACTTCGTCGCTGCCGGTGTCGCTGTCGACTTCAATGGTTTCTATAGCCACCGGACGGCCGTTGACTTCGCACTCCATCATGCTGTCTTCGTTTATGGTCTCTTCAAAATCAATTTCGTCATGCATGTGTTTTAGATCTGAGTTGATGTCGTCGGCATGTTGATCACGTGTCTTGCGACGAGCATTCACACTGTGTCTAAAATCCTTGCCCATGTCGCCAGAACCGCCGATCATGTCTTCTTCCATGTCGTCGTGTCCCATCATTTCTTCATGAATTGCACGGGCCTTTTCAATAAATACTTGGTGTAGAAGTTCTTTGGCTTTGTCTTCGTCATTCTTGATGAGATATTCAAGAACCTTTGACAACTTTGGATTACTAGTCATTTCACGCTCCTTGTTAAATTGGTGTAAGACAGACTCGCATTTATTTAAGACGAACGGCTATATCGCTGTTTATCAACGGTAAAAAATGTAGATTTTAGGAAAAACTAGATCCCTATATTGATGATATATACAGTTCCATTAATTCCGGGAATGTCGGGAGTAATTAGTGTCTGTCCGTTGGGCAATGTTATCGTCTGTCCGTTGCACAGAGCCCAACCGGTTGGCAGCAGTCCCGGATTGGCCCATAGTATTATGCCCTGTAGTGGTACTGCATTGTTGTTGTTGGCAGCTACCACCAGGCCATTTTGTCCTACATAGATGTTGCTGTAATAGCCCGGTGTGATATTTGCCTGATTGTTGATAAAAATATTGCCAGTCCAGGTGGTGCCATTGCTGACGGTATTACCATGTACATCACCGTTGAACAATATGATACTGGCCGGAGTATAGCCCAGTGCATTGTAGACATCTTTATCGATCAATGCTGTTGCGTCAGAAACCACACCGTTTGAATTTACATAGACATTGGTAAACCAATTTGGTAGTGATGTAACACTGGAATTGGCAATTACGGAACCATTCAAAGCATTTATCAATGTGGTATTTAATACCACATTGTTACTGCCGTTGAATGTTACATTGCCTGTGACAGATCCCTGCAGAGTGATGCACCGACCTGTGGCCAAAACGTTTGCACTTGTAGCTGTGCCTGCAAACTTGTAACCATGTGAATCTGTAGCCAGAGTAATGCCTGGACTGATACCCGATGGAAATCTAGACTGGAACGGAAAATTGATATCGCCTATCTGCGCATACAATGGTAGACTGGCAGGACTCAGGGCAAAATGACTGACTGCACTGACAATCAATCCTGCTGAAAAAATCACAGTGACTTCTACCTGAGGATTCACTGCGGTGATCAATACCTGTGCGGTACCTGCATCTCCATCAAACGGTGGACTCAAAACATGCCATTGCTGACCATCGTAGTAATTCATCACCGCTGTTACATTGTTGTACCAGATCTGTCCCTGTATTGGACTGGCCGGCGGTGTACTGCTGCTGAAATTCTGCAGAAGATAGACAAAATTTTCATTCAAAGCCAGACCAAAATTTACCGAATTTTGTCCTATTAGACCAAGACTGGTGCTGGTTGTACAGATCGTACTGTTTTGTACACTGACTAGAAAACTGCCACAATAGTTGTTGATGTTATAGGGCATTAAATGCCTCCGCTATCTGCAGCTTGGTCTGAATAGATGATTTCTAAGAAGTCGCCCCTCATGAGTTCCTCTAGGTCCTTGGCGGCTCTCATCTTTTTCAATTTATTAAGCACAGTCAGGGTTATTGTTGGTTTGCGACTATCAGTAGTCTGGCGCTGCATGAGCCTATCCTGATTTATATCGCGATAACTGGGGTCAATTTCGTTGGCGTTCATGTGGTTCCTCTGGTATATTTATGCTGTTGTAGATTCATCCGGCGCATTTTCACCATCTGCA